AATGTGTCTCGATGATTTGCAAGATTTAAACGAACACATTGTTGAGTTAACTGCGGAGTATGAGCAGTTGCTCAACAAGTTGTGTAAATTACAGGGCATCAAATTGCCAGAGGAATTATGAGTAAAAAAGCGAAACGATTAGAAGAAAACATACGCGATATGAAGTATCGTATGGAACTGATAAGAACAGTAGTGCCAGTTATAGTATTAATTCTACAAGTTTTTATACTTGGGAGAATACTATGAAGAAAGGCAGTATGCAGTATGACCAATATGGTCGTAAAAGAAAAGTATCTCATCTATACAGAAGTAAAAAAGCGAAACCAAACTTTGATGTACAGATGAAGAAAAGATTTAGAGATGTGAGTGATATACCTAGTGCACCAATAGGAGAATATAAAGTGCCTGAGGATACCTCATATAAACAAGACATCAGTAAGCAATACACAGTATCCATTGCTTACAACAAAGGTGCGTACCAAGTGATACCAAAGAAGGAGATAAAAGACATTGGAAAATAGTAAGAAAATTTATGGAAATAAAAGACACTATGCAGTCGGCATGGAAGCAAATGGTAGTAAGATAAAGTCTATAAACTACCCAGCAGATACAAAACCTAAGTATGCACATTGGGAATGTCCTTCAAGAAACTGTAAACATATGTTTATAACACTAGAAGATGGCAGAACAATTCGTGATGATGAACTAATACTTAAGAAAGAGTGGGACGCTTTGCAGAAAGCAGAGAAGTTCATATCTGAAATAAGTGGAGGTGTAGCGTGAGTAAGATAAATGATTATGCGAGATTCGTAGACTCTTGCACATCTGAAACAAGTAAAGATACGACTAAAATGTGCGATAGGTTAAACAGATTGATGGGAACACACAGTGTATTTCAAGGAAAGATAGTTGAGTGTGAAATCGATATGGCAAGATTGATGACTGCCTTGATAGGAATGATGGCAGAAAGTGGAGAGTTCGCTGAAGTTGTGAAGAAGAAAGTGTTTCAAGCAGATACACAGTTCACAGACGATGAAATTTTTCACATGAAAAGAGAGTTAGGAGATGTACTTTGGTACTGGGTTCAAGGGTGTATTGCTCTTGGGTTTACTCCTGACGAAGTAATGGACGAGAACATCAGAAAACTAGAAAAGAGATATCCTAATGGATTCGAAGTAGTTAGGTCTGAAGTGAGAGAACAGGGAGACATCTAGTGTTATTACGAGGTGAGTTTGACATACACATTATAAATGCTTGTAATTTAAGTTGCAAGAATTGTTCAGTATTGGATTTTAAGTATGGAAATGACCAAGAAGGTAAAATAGTTAATAGTTTTTTAAGTCTTGAACAGGTAAAAAGACAAGTAAAATTGATAATAGATAACAACTATCAACTAGAAACACTAAAAATACTTGGAGGTGAACCAACAACTCACCCCAAGTTTCCCGAAATCGTTGACTTCTTGCTCGATTCAGGGGTTGCCAAAGAGGTGCATGTAAATACAAATGCTCTCAACATGACTGAAGAAGTAATAAGTGCGTGTTCGAAACTAGATAAAGTACTAATTAGTATATATCCTCTAGTGGATACGTATACAGATATACTAGGAAAGTATAAGGAAAGTGGTATTTCGAAGGAATTTAAAAAGACACATCTATCAGTGATAGCATCTTTTGAAAAGTTTGGAGTACCACAACCTAATATAGAGTACACCCAAGAAGGAAATTGGGATAGATGTTGGCAAAGAGACAACTGTAGAACGCTAGAAGGAGAGACATTATATCAGTGTGCAGTCTCTCATGGTAAAAAAGAAGAAGGAATACACATATCAGAGTGGGGAGATAAACTAGATACAATGTTAGATTTATGTAAGACTTGTCCTTTCCCACCAGCACACGAACCATGGACAAGTTTAAAACCGAAGAAAGATTACAGAAACCTACACAAAGGAATAAAGTTGTGGGAAGATTATAAAAACAAAATTAAAATTAAGGAGATTTAAAATGGCAAATCATGTATATTTTACAATAAATGTAGAAGGAATTACTGATGAGCAGTTCAATTCCGAAGTAAAAACTGAGACAAGAACTGCAAAGAACTGGAATGATGAGGAGTACACTTTCGAAGCAATATGCGAACTAGAAGAACAACCTTTTATGGACGTAGGAGAGAAACTCTATACTGAACAGGGATGGATGGACAATGCATATGACTGGTACTGTGAGCATGTAGGTGCTAAGTGGTGTCATGTAGAGGAGTGTGAGGATAACTATATTAGTGGTCATTCTGCTTGGAGACAACCACACGAAATGGTACTAAATATGATACAATACTTTGCAAGAAAGTATGATACTGAAGTAAGTGCTAGTATGACTTATGAAGATGAGTTTAGAAACTTTATGGGTAAACAATACTATGGTACTCTAAAAGATGAGGATGGTTGGTATTCTTGGGATGGAGAGTACAACGAGACTGATAACGATGCACTAATACAGACTTTCAAAGAAAGATTCCCTGACCTTGATACAGAAGATGATGACTTTGATTGGTATGAAGAATACGAAGTAAATGGGGAGACTATCTATCCAAATGAAGTACTAGATGAGATAGCAGATGATTTTTGGAGTACTTGCTAATGAGTCAGTATAAAGATATAGTAGAGAAACGAAGACTATACCTTCAAGCAGAGGAGTGGGGAAACAAAATAGCCCAGCACTATGTATGCAAGGGAGGTATAGGAGATTTAGGTTATGGTATGGGTTATTTTATATACTATAACAATGGAGCAGTGCATAAAGTACTAGATAAAAGAATAGAGATAGTACAAGTGCCGAATACAATAGAACAAGTAATAGATGACTTTGTAAGGAGTAGTAATGGCAGTTAATTATACACAAGAACAAGTAAACTATATAGTAAGAGAATACCTAGAAGAACCGACTAGAGAAACTGTGGAAGAATTAGCAGAAGAATTGAACAAGAGTGTCAAATCTATTATAGGAAAACTATCTAGAGAAGGAGTATATAGAAAAACCGAGTATACAACCAAAACGGGTGAGAAGCCAGTCACCAAGCTAGAACTAGTGCAAGAACTAGCGGAAAAGTTAGAGCTAGAAGATTGGCAACTTGCTGGATTAGAAAAAGCCCCAAAGGTGGCATTAAAAAATATATTAAAAGGAATAGCAAATGAGAGTATGTAAACTAATAAAAGCTGGAGAGAACCTCCAAACAATAGACAAGCATGGTATGTATGCAGAAGTAATAGAACTTATCGAAAGCCCCAGCGGGTATAAAGCGAGACTAGAGTTCGCTGATGGTTTTAAGGACACGCTAAGTGTGAGACGAATAAGAATGCTGCAGTCAGAAGTACCAAAATCTAGAGGTAGCTTCTGGGACTAAGGGGCAAGTTAAGGGAAGTTAGAGGGGACTTTTATAGTCCCTTTTTTATTGCTTAAAAAAATTTTGAATTGGCGTAAGTTGTGTAATCTTCAGGCGAATTTTTAGTAATTGAGTGTTAAAGTGAAGTTTATAAACTCATGAATTGAGTTTAGCGATACTTGGTTGTATCTTGTTGATATTGATTATACAATCAACACTCTATATTTATCTGATTAGATGCTCAGCTGTCACTCTCGCTTCGCTTCGTTCCAGCTTCTCTGCATCAGTTAGATAAACGAGTGTAATTAGTAGTTTGTATTGACTGTATATCAAATTATACATTTATTATATCACAACTTTTATCATAATGCAAGAATTGTTTTTCTTAGGGGTATGAAAATGTGTTTTGGAGTAAGTTTCGGTATCAAGAAAATATTTTGTTTTTTCTTTCAGGATTGTACAATTTAGTTCAATTGTTCTTGTGATTTTCGTAGGGGTCAGATTTTCTTTTGGATTCGCAATCTTCTTTCGAGTTGAAATGCTTTTCGAGCCTCTAATTCTCGTGTTCTTTTCCTATAATTATTCGCTGCATTTCTTTTAGCATTGGGTTTTTCATAATATTTTCTGTTTCTACACTCCTCTTTTATTCCAGCGTTATCGCATTTTCGCCTAAAGATTCGCAGTGCTTTTTCGAAACTCATATTCTTAGCATCAACTCTTGGCATCTGACCTCCTGTGAAAAGTCCATCCACGTTTCCGTAGATAGTATACCTGTGAGGTGATATGAGACGGACTTCTGCCCAGTGCGAGTGCGATATCTTCCGTTGACTTTACATTGTAATGCCTCTTTAGATATTCTTTTTCTGTCATAGTCCATTGTTTTTTCATATTTATATTATACAAAAATTTTCGATTGAAGTCAAGAACTATTTTTAGGTATGTTGTAGATTGTTCTTGACTTATGCTCGGAAAGTTGTTATAATATATCTATGAATGAAATAGACATAGCATACGTATTTTTTCTAGCGATGTGTGTACATCTTGCTTACACGCTGGGAAAACAACTCGGAATACAAACCACGATAGACTATCTAGAGAAGGAAGGAATGTTAGAGTTTGATGACTCTGAAAAATAGTTCTTGACATCAAGGTTAATTTTTGATATAATTATTTTGTAAGTGATAGTATTTCACTTGCGTATTGGTGCATCTACCGAAAGGAGATGCGAGTATTTACTGAAAAGGAATTATGGAGAAAAATATGAGTATAGATTTAAGTAAATTTTGGCTTGGATTGGATATGCCTACACTACCGAGTTAC